GTGGCTATCTGCCCGTTCAGCCAAAGAGATCCCGGACACACTGGTGAACCTCACGACGCTGTCCGCCCATTCAGCGGAGGCAATCCCGGACACGCTGGTGAATCTCACGACGCTGTATGCCCATTCAGCGGAGGCAATTCCGGACACACTGATTAACCTCACAGAGTTGTCCGCAGATTCTGCCAAGGCAATTCCGGACACGCTGGTGAATCTCACCCGGCTGCATGCCCGTTCAGCCAAAGAGATCCCGGACACGCTGGTGAATCTCATATATCTGTCAGCTAATTCAGCGGAGGCAATTCCGGACACGCTGATTAATCTTAAGTGGCTATCTGCCCATTCAGCGGAGGCAATCCCGGACACGCTGATTAACCTCAAGTGGCTATCTGCCCATTCAGCGGAGGCAATTCCGGACACGCTGATTAACCTCACAGAGTTGTCCGCAGATTCTGCCAAGGCAATTCCGGACACGCTGATTAATCTCATATATCTGTCAGCTAATTCAGCGGAGGCAATTCCGGACACACTGGTGAATCTCACCCGGCTGTATGCCCATTCAGCCAAAGAGATCCCGGACACGCTGGTGAATCTCATATATCTGTCAGCTAATTCAGCGGAGGCAATTCCGGACACGCTGATTAATCTTAAGTGGCTATCTGCCCATTCAGCGGAGGCAATTCCGGACAAACTTGCAATTCGTTCCGTAAATATAAGGAATAAATAAAAAATGAAGGTAATAGAGGCATTAGGCATAGCTATTGAACATTGGGAGGTTGATTAGGGAAACAGCGTGAATGAAAAATTAAAAAGCCAAACGAAAGGACAAAAAAAATGCTTAACAGACAAGGACCTGGAAAAATAGGTTGGACTGATTGGACATGGAATCCAATATCCGGATGCCTGCATGGGTGCCCATATTGCTACATGCTGCGGATGGAAAAACGGTTCCCTGGTATAATGCAGCCAAAATACCGCCCGGAATACCTCAAAGATCTTCAGTCTAAAAGATTAACACCCGGTGACAAAATCTTTGTGGGTTCATCCGGGGATACGTGGGGTGAGTGGGTCAAAGATATGCATATCACAGAAGTGTTATTTGAGGCGGCAATTAGACCCTATCTAACCTTCCAGTTTTTGACCAAGAAGCCTTCAAGATATAAAGAATTCCATCTTGAAAATTTGGATAATTGCTGGTTCGGGACATCCGTTGATGGGACTTACAAAACAATATTTAATTTGCAGGAATTGGCTGCAGCATTGCCCGAAACCGCAAAAAAATTCGTGTCGTTTGAACCGTTAATAGAATCACCCACAATAAGCAGTGATTTTTACGATTTAAACTGGATCATCATTGGTGCCGACTCCACAAGAGGGGCCAAAAAACCGCCCAAGGCCTGGGCTGATTTTCTGATCCGGGAGGCACGAGACAAAAATATCCCGGTATGGGTAAAAGACAATTACGGGTACCCGGAAGTGATCAAGGAATTTCCAATTATTTAACGAAAGGGTAGAAAATGACAAAAGAAGAATACCAAGGGTTTCTCTTAAAAAAGGACGGGGAGAAACGGAAGGATCTGAAAAGGGAGATAAGTTATCAGCACCATTTGAAAACAATAAACGGCACACCGATCCTTTAACCAAAAGGCGCACCGCCCGAGTTATGATGGCCGGTGCGCCTTTTGGTTGGGTTATGTAAAACCTTTATATGTTTCTTGCGCCCCTGCTGCCTGCAGGAGCATCCGGAAAATTCCCGGGGAGACAACAGCCGGGTTGATCTGATCCCATCCCATGAAAGCGCATAGGGGTGTGACCATCTCTTCCGAACAAAATGTTTTATCCGGATTATCAGATCCTTTCAAGCCAAAGTTAAGGATGCCGCCCCAATCATATTCTTTTCTCTTTGCCGCCGATTCCCGGTAAAAATTCATCACAAAATCATAACATTCAGGGGAAACCACCAATGACCAAATTGAGTATGGGGTCCCGGGTGTGTGTCCTGAATAATCGGAATAATCCATCCAGGATTTTACTCCACCATCGTGAGGCCATTGTTCGATCAACTGTTTGTCCGACATCCTTTCTCGGTCCATGACCGCAGAATGGGAATCATTATCCCTTGTAAATTTTTGGATGATCCTGGAAACAAATCCTATCCCCTGGAACTGGACATACTCAAGAGATCTTGGTATCATTTTCACATCCCCACAAGAGCAATTAATTGGTAAACCCATTTAGGAAGCTCTTCCCCGGTGATCATCGCAATCCCTGCGAGAACAGATCCGCAAATAATAATCAGTACTTTTATTGGTTGATCTTTAATTTTTTGAATCACATCACCCCCTTAATAGTTTTTCAACCCTGTTTACAAGCCTCTCCGCCCGGCCATGGGTATACTTGTCCCGGTACCAGTCAGAATCTTTCATTTCTCTTATCATCCCTGAGAGATCCAGCCTGTTGACGGCATCGATCATCTTTTTGAAATTCCGGAATCCACCATGTCCAAGCTGAAACCTCATGTTAAAAAGAACATGATGGAGTTCTTCAGGTAGTTTTTTAAGGTCAGGGAAAACCTTATGCAGATCTTTGTAAACCTCGATATAACTGGTTTCAAACAGGAGATCAATTACTTCCGCAGGGAAGTCAACATCCTGAAAATTGAAACCGATACCGACCGTCCATTTCCCAGACGTGCATTTGTAAGCACGGGTTTTAATCCCCTCGTCTGCGATTGCCTCAGCCTTAACTTTATCGAAATTCACTTGCACCTCCTGAATAACTTTCTGATATTCGGCCACGCTTTTGGGAGCGTGACAAAGAAGAAGGTGGTTGCAGCCACCAATAAAGCAAACAAGCTTGCCCAATCCTGCAACGTATCGGGCACCATCCAACATAAAAACGAAACCGTGTAACTCAAAATTTCGGCTTTCACCTTCTCAAATTCCATATTACCCCCAGACATGCTCCATCTCTACGTCTTTCATCTCTGCCCCATCCACGAACCTGCCACCGAGCTTATCATCTACAGCAAAGGAAATATCTGTTATATCCTTTGTGATAGGAAAATCATCGGTAGTGTTAATAACAAGACTGGCTGCCTGGCCAGTAGTAACATTAACCTTCTCAATCGTTGTATTCGCTGACATTGCACCAACCCGGTTAATAACAACACCCTTAAGAGTCCTTGCTGTTAACTGAGCTTCCCCTACCGCAGTTGGCCCGAATTTTTTAACCCTGGCTACACTGATTGCAGGACTATATTCACCTGGTGCAGTTATATTGGCATGGGTGACCTCAGAGGTTTTCTTAGCCCTTACCCATCCATCCGCATCGGCATAAATCTGAACAGATGAATTAACCGGTATTGTGACAAGAGTACCAGTTCCACCTATATCATTGGTTACATCTGCATCAAGCGAGAGTCCACCATTGAACCCGGCTATTGTAACCGGAATTGCAATCGCTGTATCATTATATAATTCAACTGTTAAAATATTCGGTGCTGTTGCACTCCAAGCTGCAACGGCCATTGTCACGGATGTAACTCCCGTGTTAATATGTACCTCTGCGGTCTTGTGTAATGCGCTTGTTATTGGGACAGCACCCGTCCCGGTTAACTGAACCTTTACAAGGGATGCCGCAAGTATCGTCTGAATAGACGCTTCTGTAACCGGCATTGATGGCGTGGACCCGGCAGCACCAGAATTCATTAATATGCCCTTGTTAACACCATCCGTTATCTCAATCTGATGACCATCTAACGATTGACCAAGCGTTCCAAATGCCTCTGCCTGAGTCATTCTTACTACTGTACTTACTCCCTCACCCTTCATGTGCATCTCCTATTTATAAAATATTAATGCAAAAATTAAAGAACTTACTGCGAACACAATTGCAGTGTACACAATAATCACATCAACCGTTATCTTATCAGTCCATCTGCGGTTCATAATTCTCCTCTGTAAAAATGTATTTAACCGGAACTATTTCAATTCCAGTCTCTTCTGTACCTAACTTTATCTCTGAGAAATATTGAAGTGTATCCAAGGAAGTACATTTGCTGTCAGTATCATCTGTACTCATAAATTGTACGTTCCAGGTTGTTTCTGTCTGGCCCATGCAAGAAAAACTTACCGGTCCACAAAGGGCTTCAATTGCCTTATGGATCTCAAATGATTTAGAAGTCCATTGATCTTTATTAAATTGAAATGTGGCTATCATATTATCCTTTAAAGGTTAGGAGTAATCGCTACACCTTTAGTTACTGTCAAAGTTGTAAATGCTGCATCCGAAGCAGACGTCCTTGCGGCATTCGGGGAAGAGATATTGATACTCTTCTCTGTTACCCAAGTTGCAACATTGGCCAGATCAATCAATAACTGGTCAATTTCACTGGCTGTTAAACCATACCCTGCACCAGGAATAAAATAAACCCGCCTCATATTATTAGCCCATGTGCGAGTTGTGTATCCTGTAACTGTTATTAAACTACCACTGCAATAAAAGTAAGTCATAACAGCAGGTATAGAACTTAAATTCCCTGTAATTTCCATGAGATTGCCATTGCAAGTAAAGTAAGTCATAACAGCAGGTATAGAACTTAAATTCCCAGTGATTTCCACAAGATTGCCACTGCAAATAAAGGTAGTCATAACAGCAGGCATAGAACTTAAATTCCCAGTGATTCTCTGGAGATTGCCACTGCAATAAAAGTAAGTCATAACAGCAGGTATAGAACTTAAATTCCCTGTAATTTCCATGAGATTGCCATTGCAAGTAAAGGTAGTCATAACAGCAGGTATAGAACTTAAATTCCCTGTAATTTCCATGAGATGGCCATTGCAAGTAAAGTAAGTCATAACAGCAGGAATCTGATTCAAGTTGAACCAAATATTAGATGTGGTATTGGTAGCCGTGAACTTTGTCATTGACTGCTTATTCGTTATTGTGACCTTACGATTTACCACAGCCCCATAATTCTTTGTATACACCTGGTCAGTAGTCCCGGAATAATTTGTACTTGTTCCATCCCCCCAATCAACCGTAATTGTCTGCCCGGCCAACGTCCTGAACACACCATCTATAGTTTGAGTACCGGTTACATAGAATATGAACTTATCTTGTGGAACGCTATATCTACGCTTTGTTAGAATACTTGCGCCATAATCACCACTTAGATAATGATGTTTGTTATTTAACAAAGCAGCATCTGTAATCTTTTGTGGTGAACCAAGTGGTAAACCGTTGTGATTCACATTAACCCAAGAATGCAATCCAGAAGGGTCTTTTTCTACAGTTATTTCGATGTCATTTGTGGTAGTAGTAACCCCTGTAGATATCAAACTCGTTTCAACACCATTTAGGCATTTTATCAACCCGGCTGTACCTGTGCCAGTATTAACCCATGCCTTTAAATAATTCAACGGAGATTCATAACCATCAGCATTGAAAAACACATTTGCCTGAGAACTCGCAGGGATTGACAAGGAAGTGGTTAAGGTTGGGTTCGAAAAGCCTATAGGGGGAAACCCAACCCCGCCAATGTTGACCCCGTTTTGTAAACTTATATTGTCCCCGATTTCGAACATGTGCCCCTCCCCTATCCGTAAAATTCTATTTCAAGCGTGGGTGTTCCGGAAATTGCCTTTGCATAAAAAATCGTTTGCCCTGGATTCGCCTTAAAGGGCATGCTCTGTTGACCTTCAAGCTGTAAGGCTGTTGCTGTGGCAGCAGAGGTTACACCCCGCCTCCATCCTACAAACAAATCTCCCGTCTGCACTGCAACGACAATTGTTTCACTTTTCCATGCCATGCCTGATGGGGCGATAACTGCCGTTCCAGATGTCGCATTTAAGGTTATATTGGCTGTTCCGAGTAGTGTTGTTAATTCTGACATTTAAGTTTCCCCTTATTCTAAATTTTTTATTGCTTGTGGTATGTCTGCATTGTATGGAGCAACGACACCAACAGTTTCACCCTTGTCGACGAAATAAACCATATAGTCTCCGTCTTTCCCGCTGAAGAATGCTTTCGCTTTCGGATATTTGGAAAGAATATTATCAATATACTTCGTGTTAAACATTCTCTCCTTTTTTCCTGATTTTATGTGAACCAAAACATCATCCATGCCGATTTCCGCACCTAAATAAGCCTCCTTGCCAATATCGGCGGCAACCAGTTCTTTTGATGTAATATCGAATTTTCCCTTCATGTCGTATGGGGATACTTCTATTTTTCCCTTTACTTTTGGCTTGTCTGTTTTTATTGCATATGTGCCAGATGAAAAAAAACCATCGCCATAAAAACTTGCTTTGCCCTTTTTTTCTATCACCCCAGGGCTTTTCCTTACCTTATAATCAGTAATGTGATAACCCTCAAAACCGGTGACTCTCTTCCCGGTTGGTTTTGTCGGCAAAGACGTATTCGCCTTCCCCGTCAGGGATGTTACTGGAAATTTTTCAGCTTTTTGTTTGAAAGCCTTTAATGATTCAGCGTTGTTTAGGATCGTAAACTCTCCATCACCTGGGACTTTTATATTTATTGTCCCTTGTGTCTTCTTTGCATCCTCATAGTTCTTATTCACCATTTCAGTATCTTTTGAATAACCGAGATCCCTTCTTTGAGTTTTAGCCTGAGAGATGGCAGAATCTGTTTCTTTCAAAAGATATTCTTTCTGTTGCTTTGGGGTCAACCCATCCGCTTCTTTTTTGGGGATATTAACCGTTATTTTATTTTCGGTAACTTTTATCTTTTCCGGTTTTATCTCTCCTATAGGTGGCATCACTGGTTCAAATGGCATAACCTCATCTATAGCCAGGATATTGTTTTCCGGCAACCCGGACCCGGTAGTCTGTTTTAATAAAGCGTCTACCGATAACGGCTTTTTCGATTTATAATACCCGGTATCAGGTTTTCTCAAGGGCATTCCTATTTTGTTATCTTTCGGCAGTTCTTTTGCTTCCCTGGCTTTAATTATTTCAGCTTCCCTGATTCGTTTTTCTTCCATAAGCCTTGCTGTTCTATCCGCTTTGTTCTCTATATTTATGGCAGGTTCTCCTTCCAGGGTAATTGTTTTTAATTGCCCAGGAAGAGGGGCCTTTACGCCAACAAAATCCCTTGGCTTAGTTAACGGACTTCCGATTTTTGAGTCCTTTACGGCGTTTTTCTCCTTTTCTATCCGGCCAAATTGTATTTCAAGCTGCCTCAGTTTCTCAAGGTCTTCTGCTTCCCTCGCTGCCTGCATTTTGTTCTTTATCGAGCTGGCAGGTTCTCCTTCCCGGGTAATTGTTTTTAATTGCCCAGGAAGAGGGGCCTTGGCAAATTGTGGTTCTGGCGAATATCGGTAAACCTCAGAAGCTTTTTCTATCGGTTCCGGTACGTAACCCTTTGGCATTTCAGGATATACAAGCTTAGAGTATTTATTTGGGTTCCCTTTTGCCAATGCAAAGGCAATCCTTGATTTAATTTGTGGGTGACCAATGGTCGCTTCGAACATAGCTGGTATCCATGTCCTGGGATTCGATAAAAGAACTTTTACGCCAAGCGGGACCATGTTATTGTTTTGCAATCTTCCCAATGAATTTTCAACTGCTTCGGTGAGGTAAATTCTTGCCGCATCCGCTTGATTCATGCCTTTTATTTCAGGATACATAACCTCTATCTGTCGCATTAAATCATTAGCTATCGCTTTCTTGGCCTTGTTGGTATATATTCCGGATACTGCATGCCCTGAATCTCTGTTCATTTCAGACCACTTTATTTCATCGTAAAGCCTTCTTTTTATGGCGTTAGCTTCGTGGGGGGTCAGTCTTTCCCCGTGGGCCTTAAATGCCTCCTTCACTGCGTCAATGGCACTATTTGCCCCAACCGGGTCCGATCCCTTCGTTTGTTTATACAAAGCATCAAGGCTGTTTTTCAAGACATCTGCAACTTTAATATCAAGCTCCGGATTCTCTGAAAGTTTTTTAGTCACACTGTCAATAAAGGTTCTGGTCTCTCTCTCAAGTTTTTTCGTTTTTGCAAGACCAAACTCACTTGGAGTTATGCTATTGGAAATGCCTTGACGATCTTCCGCAGTTCTTTTGGTTATCTCTTGACCTGGGAGAACCTTTTTCCAGCTTTTGGTCAATGGCATTTTGATCGCACTGGAATAAAGCCGCTGCGGAAGATCGTCGAATAAAAGCTTCGCTGTTTTGTCAAAAGCTTTGCCAATTATAGGCATTGCAATTAGACTTCCTATTTCCATGGTTGAACCTTTCAGAACATCTTTCCCGGCTTCTATGGATTGTTCAATTATGGGCCTTGGTTTTTCTAAGCCTAAAAATTCTTTTGTTTTTTGGGCCGCATTTTCACCAATGGCAAAACCAAGACCTGAACCGGATATTGCCCCGGCTCCCATGGTAGGGCCACCAGCGGCAGCCGCACCAATAAGAGCGCCGCCAACCGGTAAGATGGTTTCTGCTGCTGCCCCAACAATACCGGCCCCAGGTCTCGGCATACCGTCACCCGGCTCATATCCAAGTTTCAACCCGGCAACCTTTTCAAACGGTTTTGATATTTCAGTACCTTCTGGTCGGATCGATTCGATACCTGCTTGCCTTGATGATACCATTGTGTCAGGTATTTCTGTAATGATCTTCACTATGTCGGGGAGATCGCCATAGGCATCAGGGAATTTATTTGCCAGCATACCGGCCAATTTGACATCATCAACGTCATTGTAGTCCGGATACTTTGCCCTAAAATTATCTAATTCTTTTACCATTATCTTATCCCTAATGGGTCATTGGTTTTTGGGTTTGCTGCCGGTGCCTTCCCGCCCTTCCCAGGGGCAACGGTTTCTCTGGGTTTAATATCATATTTAAAATCTTTATTCATTTCCTCTGCTGCCCTGTTTAATGCTCTCAACTGAGTATTGTAATATCCAATAAATGCGCTCGGCGATAACGTTGGCCGAAACGCCTGTTCTTCAATTTCTATTGACTTGTCTGTCAAGCCGTTCTGTTTAAGGGCATTTCCAAGGACAAACAAAGCGTCTGCCCGTTGGGTCATATACTCGGTAAATACGGGGTCATTTAACTGACCTTTTATAAATGCGTCTACTTTCCCAACAAATTGAGTGTCGGAATAATCAAGGGCCTTGGATGTTTCTTTTAAATCATCAATCAAGCCATAGGCTGCTTCTATGTTTTGTTTCCTTGCAACTGTTACCCTTCCGCCTGCTGTTTGCCCTGTGCTTCTGTTTTTTACAGCGGAAAACTCCATCCTGCTCAAGTCTTCTCCGGTTAGGGGTCGGCCCATTTCAGACGCTCTTCTTGCAGCATTTTCAAACAAGTCTAACGTCGGACCCGTGATCCTGCCTTGAGATGGAAACCATTCTCCCTTTGCCATCAGATCAGCGATAAAAGGTCTATTCTCTGTGATTTTTGCAGAAGCATTTAGCTTGCCTATTCTGGCATCGTATATTTCCCTGTTTGGATCATTTGGAGATAAGGAATCCCTTTCTTTTACAAGCTTCCCGATATCTGATAGCCCTGGGCCTTGAGGCTCACGCCCCAAAATTGCCTGTTTTTGTTCGGCGGGTGACAACGTTGAAAAAGCCTTATCCCTGGCTGATACCTTCTCAGGTTTCTTCCCGATAACAGCTCCGGCAGTTTTTGGAATCAATGTTGCGGTTTCCGTAGCAGGATCATATGATTCTACCAGGTCTGGCTTTGGCAGAGATGAAGCGTATTCATTGGCCTGAGTAAGCCCCCCCATGATTGCCCGGCTATCATACTGATCCGAGCCTGGAAGGCTCCTGTCAAGATATGCCCTGACATTGCCAGGGTTTTTTATTACGTCCAAGCCAATTTCCGTGGCATCCTTGACCATTTTTTCTTGCGTTTTGGCCTTTCTGTGGTTGTCAAATTGGACGAATAGGGCCATAGCCTTCTCAGGCTGTATCCCGTAAAGGGATGCCTGATTCATGAGCAAATCTTGTGTTATTTCACCAGTCGAAGGAGAGAAGATGGATCTCATAAACATTTGCTCTTTGTGTTTTTCAAAATTCTGTGCATTGACCTGTTGCTGCTGCATCAATGCTTCTTGAACTCTTTGATCTCCCCCGCCGATGGCATTCATGATCTGCGGGACAATAGCAGCAAGGGAATTCGCTTGAGTCGTTTTGGTAATTTCGGCCGGCATTGCCGGTAATGTTGTATTTTGTGCCATTTTTTTTTAATCCCAAAGTCCTGAAATAAAATCCCACGCACTGGAAAGGTTTGTCTTGCCAGTACCATTTGAAGAAAGCAGGGTCCCAACAACCGGCGCCCAGGTCGAAAGAGTGCTCGGTTTGTTTGCGTCTGCCAATGCGAGTGAATTATTAAGGCCCAATTGGGATGCTCGCTCCATTTTGTAAAGATCAAGATCTGTTTGTGTCGGCAATAAAGAGTTTGATAACCCCGTTTGATTAACATTGAACAGATTATTATTCAGGGCGTTCCTTGAACTCATACCGCTCAATGCTGTGTTCGCCTGTTGTCCTATCAGGTTTCCTTTTGTGTTGGCCTGGTCTGAGTACATAGCAGAGCTGACCTTCGGTGCAAGTGGTAGCGTGGCACCGCCAATCGTGTTCGGCAAAGTCAGGTTCAGCTTAGGGATGCTGTCTAAATTGCTTTGATATCCCTTCTGAACATCTTCATACTTCCCAAAATATGTGTTTTCAAAGTCAAGATAATCATTCCAGATGCTATCGGCTTTTGTGTTGTAATCAGAAGTGATCTTATTAGAATCTGTGACATATTTATCAAGTCCGGCGCTGATATTTCCAGGTATGCCGGATGACTTTGAGAGTGATATAGAACCAGATGGGCCGGAAGCTGTGTTTGTGATGATATCGGATGCCATCGTAACGAAATCATTCCCTCCTCCCTCCCCGGCTTGCTCACTTCCAGATTTTCCTGTGAAGGTACTGCCTTTTGCAGCGTTTGAATATGGGTCAGACACGCCACCCCTTGCGACTGCTGAGGCAATCGCCTGTCCTATTGTTTTTCCTGACACAGCCTTTGATGCCAAACTGGCTATCCCCCCACCCGGCAATGCAAAAGATGCTATGTCAATAGCCTTTGCAAGCCATCCCTGTTCGGCTGCTGTTGCAGCCCTGCCCATAGCGTCTTCATACCCAGCTTGGATCTCTTGAGATATCGAAGATAGGTCAGATCCTTGTCCCCCGCTGAAATCTCCGCCCGTTCCGGTACCAGCGCCACCATAATTACCGGAAACGCTACCCTCTCCGCCAGAATACCCGCCACCGCCGAAGGAATCATATGCGTTTATCTTAAACAAGATCCTGGCTATTTTGGTTTTCGAAAACATTTAACCCCCCCCCCTAATAATTTGAATTGATCATTTGTGCTGCCAATTGCGCCCAATTTAGTTGGTCGGAAGCGTTCGCACCATAAAGGCTTGTCAATGCGTTAACTCCCGACATTGCTGTTGTGGGCAGAGTATTGATGGCATTAAATTTCAATTGATTCCCAGTATTGGATATGTTCTGCTTGTTCTCGTTTAATAATTTAACCAATTGAGATGTCAAATTTGATACGGAATTATCATATTCTGTTCCGCCCATGACACCAGATCCTGCCCTCTGATTTCCAACTTGCGTCAGAATATCAGACGCTTGCTCCCCGGTGAACCGTTGTGCATTGATTTGGTTTCCCATCCAATCATCAATTTGAGCTGGTAGTCCTTTCGCCGTTTTGTAAGCATCAAAATAATTGGGGATGGATGGCATGAGCGAGTCAACCACCCCAGGGATGTTTGTATTTGACATCCCTGGCAAGGAAATATTCCCTCCCGTCGTGGTTGTGGCGGTGGTGGTAGGAGACCAACCACGGTTCTCATTTTTCCCAAAAGTATTGTAGTGCTGTTCTGCAAACTGATTTGCAGTTTTGCCAGCGAGCGGTCCAGTCCCTGCGTTTGCGTCCCAATATTTCATTAGGTCAGGCTGTGATGTTAAATAGTCAGTCCAGTTTGTGGCCATTCTTACACCTCCTCAAACAAAGGCATCAGCCCCATGATTTCATCTTTGGTTAGAATCGGATTCCCAAGTTTAATGCTGGCTTCAATTTCCCCGGCCTTTCTCCAACAATCAGCACCCCAGTTTTTGAGGTTCGCAGCATCTATAAAATTATCACTCCACCCACAAGCGGTATGAATGCTGTCATATCCATACTGCCTGGCGGTTGTGTCTAAAAGTTGCTGAATACTCGCAGAAACTTCCTGCCGGCATGCGGACATCTGCGCTTCTCTCCGTAAGGAATCATTCGTTTCTCCGGCAAGAGTTTTCTTCCAGCCGCCATCAAAAAAATACTCTCCCGCCCGGTAATCCACAGGAAGTTCCGCCACCTCTTCAATAGTGTGGGTCATGGATGTGATCCCAGGAGCAATCCATTCCGGGCAAGACAGTCTTGTCTCAGAGAGCATCAGAGCTTTCCCTGCGAACAAAACCACATTGTTTTTATCTTTAACTATTTTCATAAATCAATCCTCTTGGCTGTTAAATAATTTGAGTTTGCAGGGTCCCGGTAAATTACCAGTGCGCCATTCGTTTCAAGTGGAGCAATGGACAAATTAAAATCGCAATTATCCACAAAGGACTTAGACACAATTTCCAAAACAGCTTCGGCTGGAATAGAAGATACGATTGCTTTTATTTTATATGCATTGGTTTGGAAAGGAGCATATCCGGGGAAAACAACACAAACAGTATCTGGCCCTGTCTTTACCGAGTATTGGTCTAATTCCATTTGTGAATTTGGATGCGAAATTTCAATAATAATAGTCCTGTGCGCAATTATACTTGTCCCGTTATAATAAAAAAGGACGGCTTGAGTGTTATATAGTCCAGTGCTTGAATTTACTGTAGTTAGGCAAGAAACCAGGAAGGAGTTTGCCGACAATCCAACAACGCTCCCATGGGATGACTGTGAGATATTGTAATATGTACCATATGACAAGGCCGTACCATTCCAGGCTATAGGGATCACCCTCACAATCGACCCAGTATTGTATCCAAGCATAATTGTGGCACTGTCAACCACACCGGATAATAATGCTGCGCTGAATTGGTATTCGCCAACACCTCCGGTTATCCGGGTTTCAGCGGTGTTTGCAGTTATGTTTGTGCCGGTCCAGTTCAGAACCTGGCCATATGTGAAAGTGTCACTATCTTTTGAATATACTACAAACATTTTACCAGTTGTGGAATGTTCATAAATCGAAAGGACCCTTGGGTCGGACACCGTAAAAGTCCCGATATTATAATCATGGGTGACCGTTAATGTATCAATCCCGTCGAATGTTACAGCACATGCTTGAGCGTAACTACTTCCATTTTTGTACATAATCACGCCAACAGTGTCGGACATCCTGCAACATGACCCAGGACGGCCATATGTTGTATTGAACTCAAGGATATTTGATACTGTAATCCCAGGTGTCCCTGGAACCCAGGTAATAACGGCGCAAAACCCATCAGCATCGGTCCCTTGCCAGGCCACCAATATTCTTGTGTCCGACAGTCTGCAAGAAGCTACAAATTCACTACCCATGGCATTTAAAACAGTTTTCAGCCTGGAAGATATTGTTCTTCCCTCAACGATCCAGCTTCCCGCGGCCGTGGCATTGTCTGCCAAAGTCAATGTAGCCCATTCACCCGGAACACACAGCGCCTTAAATGTGTTCCCGGAATCCAGGACCGTAAAATTATAAGATCCAGAATTGTAAAAAATATACCTTCCACCTTCGGTTAACGTGGTGGCGTTAGGAAGAATAACCGATTTCCCGGTTGCTGTCATGGAGATGTTTTGGTAAACGCTTGAACTTGAAGTAAGGGCGATGTTTGCTGATGCCGATACTGTTGCCAGTGTATCCAGGGCAGAAATATTAAGCTTCTCATCACCTCCAGGATTCGATACTGAAAACGCGATGCTCCCATCGGTTGATACAACTTTTGTGGATAGATATCCTGGGGTTGTATCATTCACAGTTACTGGCACCCCGGACCCGACCAGGAGCGCAGTTATTGCGGCCTGTAAATCATCTATTTGGGCAAGTAAATTAACCTTGCCGTCCCTGGCTGCGATCACTTCATTCGTGACTGATGCAATGTTTGTGTCCTGGTCTTGCTCTTTTAAAAGGAGGGATGCTTTTCCGTCACGGGCGGCAATCACTTCGGTTGTGGTCACTTGCAATTTATCTATTTGCGCGAGCAAATTAACTTCTCCATCCCGCGCTGCGATCACTTCATTCGTGACTGATGCAATATTTGTGTCCTGGTCCTGCTCTTTTAAAAGGAGGGATGTTTCCCCGTCACGGGCGGCTTCGATCTCCCCGTATAACTCAATAAAATTATCATTTGCGTCTGTCATATCCTGAGACAACAGCCCGTTGATCACATCTTTCCTTGCCATTACAATCCACCTATCCTGTTAGAGTGTAAATTGATTTCCCCAAAATAAAGAGGCTTACCATTCAAAGTAATATCCTCCACCCCTACCATTAATGTCCGGTAATTAAAGTTGATCCCCGCCCGATCAAAGTATCGCAGTGGGACTGTTGAAAAATCAGCCTCAAGCGTTGGGATATCTGCGTCAATGGTGAGTATTTCAGAATCGGCCGGCAACAAAAATGGGATTGTAAAAAATGATGTCCTGGAATAATCACGGTAGAATTTAAAATTGCAATTTCCCCCGTACCGCCCAAAAACCCTGTAGCCAATCTTATATGCTTGAGCTTCTTCAAATACGGTTGGAATAGCAGATGTGATAAATTTATATGTGGCATCGTTCCCATTATCCGTTACCATCGTTTTGTCAGCCTTGTAAACATTCCCGGCATCCGTTCCCACCAGGAGGAATCCGTCTCCGTGTCCGAAAGCCGTTACCGATCCGCCGAAAGCAAATCTCCATATCCCGGCCGGGCTATAAGCAGTTGTTTTGCGGCCAGCATATTTGATATCTTTAGCCCTTGCACTCATGGCTAATATATCATTAGTCCCTGCCATCTTCAACAAATAAACACCCCACTCAGGATCATATCCTGCCACTGCCGCCGATGTGAAAAACTCCTGGATCGTGGATCTGATATTGTCTGCTTGTGATTCTGCCGATATGTCGGATGATTCCTGAACCGCTGTAATCATATCTATCCCCGAAGGATGAGCGAAAATAATATTATCAGCGGTCACAACGATTGATTTGTAATCACCTGACACCTTTTGCATGGTCTGGTTTATGGCAAATTCAGTTGGCGTTGTCCCTGATCTTTGCCCCAAGAATGGTTGTCGCGGGGTCCCAAAAACCCATACCCCTTGATTCCAGGATGCGATCCCTGATATTGGGTAATTTGTTGCAGATGAGTCGATGCAGGCCACATATCCGCCGCCATTTGGAGATGACCAATCAAGTTGATTTCCAGCATTGCAATACCACATGAAGGAAGGATTCGTTCCTGCCGTGCCTTCTATACAATTCAACCGATCTGCATGGACTATTCCGAACTCAGCTTTGGGCGGCATCCCTGGTTTAAGAGAAAGCATTGGAGTCGATGAGTCAACAGCCTTGACGTTAATATAGTTTGAGGCATCCCCTCCGGAATAGGAAAGAACAATCTTGTAGCCCGTGGAAGGGATCATCTGTGTCGTTACGTCCGCACTTACAAAAATTGCTTCATACTCTTCTCCATCCGTCACGGTCGTTATATTCGCCACGGTTGTAGAGATTGCCTTAGATGCTATCGTGACACCTCCGGCAGTCTTGACGGTTGCAATTATGGTCCCTGTAGGAGTACCAACCCTATAAAGCTGAGCGTAAACATGTGTTGGCGGAATCGTATACCCGGCATCCCATGCCTGCGATGTGAAAGGAAGCTCAACAGTCGTAACGGTCCCGTTTCCTAGCGGTTTGTCAGTCGTAGGTGTCGATGTTCTTTTATTAACCTGGTATGGCGTTACTGCACCGGTTCCATTATCGTAAAGGATAGATACGGTTGTTCCATCCCAGGCTTTAATAAAAGATCCATCAAAGATTATGAGCAGGCCCATAAAACCAACAAACCGGGCCTGCCCTTCCAGGGTTGCAATGGCGGTTGCAGTCCCCGAAATATTGCGATACAGTTTTTTGTCCGTATCGCTTATAATTGTGTACCATGTTGCCCCGACCTTGATATCATCCACCTGAACAATATTCCCGGTGCATCCTGAGCAAACAAGGGTTGTGCCGTTTCGTGTCCTCAAAATTCCAGGTCCTACGATGAGCATATTTAAGCATGCAAAAAGTTGTGATTTACTCATCTGTTCCGGTTGGTATTCTGTTACAAGACCACCCGGCCAAAGGCCGAATTTTATAATTTCTCCCCTTGATTGCGGTCTTGACGCAATGCTTTGTGATAACCTTTCAAACATTATGGCGTGAACCTCACATCCTGCTTTTGTCTTTTTCTCAGGATTGACATGGCCCGATCTTGAAAGAGTTCCATCAGGGCTGCATCAACCGCCGTGCCGTATCCTTCCCGGTTTTTTGCTATTATTTTCACTCCTTCCACAAAAGCATTATTGAAAATGTTTTTGAACGGCATTGATGCGGCCACCGTTGTGATACCTGCAAAATTGGGAATATATTTTAATTTTATAGTGTAAACGGCATCGGGAATTGGAAGAAGGCCGATATTGTCCCCCTCTATGTAATAGAAATTCGGCTGACTGTATGCCGTGGACCCTTTCTCTTGTTCAAGAACGTGGGCCATTCTTTCTTCTTCTTCGCAGATTTCTAATTCTGATAATCCGCTTACCCAAACTTTTAATGGGGCTATCAGATCGCCCATATCGTTTACTGACAGGTCATAGATTTCTGTTCCGGCAACTGTAACAAAATCACCGGTTCCGGTCTTGATGAGATCGCTTTCATGTTCCGTCAGGATATCATGGATGAATTCTGCCCATTTGTTTACATATTCAAGGGTTTCGGCAGCCTCAAATTGTGTTGCGTAAGAGTTCCTTAATTCATAATTAAACCTGGTGGTCATGTCTCCGACAGTGACTATCCTTGCATCACCCATCCAATTCCTCCTTGAGGATCAAAAAACCATTCTGTTTCACCAATTCTGATCTTGTTTTTACTGGCCTAAAAGACCTATCGCATACCAATCTGCGAGACAAAACAACATCCGTAGCTGCCAGCTCTTCACCTGTGAAGAAATCTTTCCCAAGCCTTGTCTGTCCTGCATAAGCAGTGTTCACAACGCCGGCAGCATCTGCCGTTGGCACAATGATACTGTTTTTATTAACATCATACATTAAGTCACCTCCGGAAGAGAGTGCCGCCAACACTCTCGTTCAATCTTAAACAGCCGGAACCATGTAAATCTGCCGGGGGTCGTTGCACTCATCACTTGCCCTGTAGGATACCGAAAAGATGGAATCACCCGTATCTGGGTCACCATGACGCTGGATAACCGGTTTCTTTCTGTCAAAATGGATCAGGCCCACATCCGGGTCTTTGTCTCCCATAACAAACCATCTCCCGTCAGTAATTTCGGGTTCAATGTGGAGCTTTAGAGACCGTCTTGTCCGGAGTGTATTGTTCGCATTATACTCATTTTCAGCGACCTGGACCGATTCCAGGATCTTTGCCATAGTGAATTCATGCGTTGGTCCACAAATGACCGTTTTGGCCTTCTGGTCATAGTTTTTCCCACGGTGGTCAACAATGGATTCAAAATTCCTAACCGCCGCTTCAACCGCCGCCGTGGTAGGTGAAGTCGCTGCCATTACATTTGACCACGTGCCCCCGTCCAGCCGGACATGATTGGAGACGCATAATGCCAACCCATCGCCGCACGTGTTGTATGTGGTGCTTGTGGCATTCATCAGCATCCGGACCGCTAAAAGGTGCTGTGTTGCGGCCGCTGAAACGCCTAAGTCGGTCGCTGCCATTTTCATTTTTCCATAGAGGTCGTCTTCAATGGATTCCTCGGTGATCTTGACCGCAAGTGTGAATTTCTTATGATTCCATCTTTTTGTATGACCCTGGATTCGGGCATCATATGTGTATGGGGTGCCTTCTGGTGTCTCTACGAGATACCCCAAACCAGCCATGGTCATTGATTCCTCGTAAGCTTTGGTGCTGGCCCTAACCGTAAAAATCTCTTTCCATGTCGGCGTGTGTCTTTTGAAAGACTCCGCCGAAACAGCAAAAAGGCCAGGCACGTATAAATTATTAAATCTGCTTCTTGTTTCGGTACTCATTTTATTTTCCCCTCCTTATGCTATTGCATCAACATTGTTTTCTTGCCGGAGTTGGTGATTATGGATTTCAACCACATATTCACCATTTGCGCCCCACTCATTTCCGGGCATATTTACCAAACCGATCAATCTAAGCTGATCAGTTACTGCACCAGAAACGGCTGAAGAATCTATCTCCATCCCTGACAAGTTTGTGGTTGTGTTCCCGGCGTGTGTGATCTTTACATTCACGGTTCCGCCAACATTCGTTTGCGCCAGAGCCCCGCCGCCATCACACTGTGCCACATACCTTTGCGATGGATCATCTGACACTAACGCAATCCAATTATAAGTGGAGCTTGCGGGATAATAACCACCGGCCTTAATCCCTCCATTAATGCTCTCAAATCCAACTATTGCACCAAGTATTGGGTTGGCGGTTCCGGCAGTTGCTTTGACGATGTATCCGCCTGACAGGGCAACCATATCGCCGACGTAAAGGGCGGTTGCGTATGGTGTGCCCTCACTGCCCTGAATCCTGTACGGTGTTGGGGGTCTAACAGCTACCCCGTTTAAAAGCGAAAATCCATGAGGATTATCCATGTTTGACATTTTTCTACTCCTTATTAAAAGTCATTTTTTTCTCTCTGATATCCGATCGACTCCGCTATGGTGTCAATCTCACCAGCATTAAAAATTGGTCCTGCGCTCTTTTCATCGATCATACTGACAGAGCCTTCGACCGCTCGTTCTCTTTTGCTCGTAATTCTGTTGGTTTTATCGTTGTAATGTTTGACAATGCTCGCATGCTCAAGCTCCATCGCCTCTCTATAACAAAAAGCAAGAATGTTTTGCCCCTTGTATAGGATACCTCCTGATGCATCAAAAACCCTGTCAGGGGCATGGCTATGATTGTTCCTATTGACAATCTCCCACTTCGACCCATTGATACTGTACAGATCATCTATGGATAGCCAGGCATAAGCGTACTCGTTCCCCCTTGAGACTCCTTCCGGAATTGCCATCTCGATTTTCCGGTAAAGCTCATTGACATCTGTGATCTTCGGAGGTTCTTTCCTGGCTGATGATACATACCCTGAAACCCTCTGTTGTAACGGTGAAAGCTTCGATTGTTCTACGACTGGGTGTTCAGGGAGTGTGGTTCCCTTGGCTTTATCATTCATTATTTTCCCCCTCTCGGCATTGCTGCCAAAGTCTTTGCATACACATCATCCGACAGGCCAAATTTCCTTGCTACATCTTTTTGCGCTGATGTTAGCGTCGTTGAAACGTCGGTTGACTGTTTCCCGCCAGTGTGCATAGCGCTGACTGCAACCCTGTCTTTTCTCGCGGACTCATCAGCCTTGACCTTTTCGGCTTCGGCTTGCTGCGCTTTAACTTGCTGTGCAGGTGCGAATGCAGAAAGATCAATTTGTCTCTCCCTTGCCTGCCGTTTAAGCTCTCGTACCGCCCGGAAAACGCCATCCGGTTTAGTGTTGAATTGGACCTTCGGATCATAATAAATATTTGCAAAAACCTGCCTGATATTCGGATCTGTCAATGCCGGTAACTCTTCACACTCATCGGCATAATCTTTCTGATGGATCGCCTGAATATTCGAAACAGTTTTCTGTTGTTCCATCTGTGCGATGGCTTGTTCCTTCTCGGATGTAAACTCCTTTAGGCGCTCTCTGTAATCGATGACAGAATTGGTACATCCTTCATAGTCATCTTCCCACTCGGCAGCGGTAAACGTCGGCTTCTGTGGGGGCTGCGGTTCAGCTTCTTCGATTTTCGGTCTAACAACCGTTTCGGTCAAGGCTCGTACCTGGTCAACCAGGGTTTCAATTTGAGCGTCCTTTTTTCCCAACATGGCGATGGTTTCATTCCATCGCCTTTCTGCCGGGTCGATTTCGGCCTTTGTTTCAGGTGCCTTATCCCCTTGCTCTGTATCGATCTCAGGCTCTTTTTTCTCGACGGATGCTATATCCTTATCGGGCTCTTCTTTTTTTACATCTACCGCCGCTGTGATATCAACATCAAGCGCTATCGACTTATCGGGCGCTTCCTTTTCTGTGGGTTCCTCGATATTCGGCGCATCGTTGAACCCTCCCATAACCGGTTCATCATCTAACAAAAATAATGTTTCCCTATCTCCCGCCATAGCTTTAGTCCTCTTTAATATTGCGTTTATAAAAAATCATCTTTGCCATCGATTCAAAATGCTCTCTCACGGCAGACATGACCGTCTCTTTTTCCTGGTTATCAGGCATGGAATTTTTAATCCTGGTTACTAATTCCCGCATTGCCTCTGCTTTCGTAAATGCCTCTGCCCTCACCGCCTCATCAGTATCAAACACTGATGTCATGCTGTAATCATCGTGATGTTGTAAAATTATTTTTAAAATATCCATCGCAATTTCCTTATCCGCCAAAAGGTTTAATTATTATCAAGGCCGCCAACCTGTTCAACGACCCTGCCTATCATTTTCCGCTTGAAACCCTCATTCGCCCGGTCAACGATTTTCTTGTTTTCATATGGCGCCTCAACTTCTCTTTCGATCTGTTGCCGTTCAATATTATTTTCTGCCTGCAACCTTACTTGTGACTGCCTATCTTGCGCCTCTTTTTGCTGCATACCCTGTTGCACAATCTGCATTACCTGTTGCTTGAGTTCCGGAACTGCGGTCAAAGCCTGCATGATCATCGCAAATTCCTGCGACACATATTTGTCAACGTCTTTTTTCCCGAACGCCCGGTACAAATCTTGTGTGTTCTCGACCTGGTTAATCCAGGGCATTCCCTTTGTGATGTTCATCAGGGTGATAGCATCATTCCGGTTTGTCATTGAATTCGAGGACGCATCCGAAACATCGACACGCAGATCATACCGGCCCTGTAGCGCCTGGACATTTACCGGCTTGAACACCCACTCGTTTCCCTTAAAAATCCTTATCTTTGCGGACATTGGTATGTTTTGTGCATACAGGCTCAAGCAATCTGTGAGCAACTCTGAAAAATCATCCTGCAATCCCTCTCCGGTATAATTATGCTTGATATTCCCCTCTTGGAGGATCATGTTCATCCCGCTCGCTGTATCTCCGCCCTGGCCGGCTGTTGAAGATCTAGTCCCGGCTGAATAATCCATCAGGGACAAAGTGCGCTCAAAGAACGTTAAAAGCAGGTTAATAAAATTGATATATGCCCCTGACTTATCCGCCAGGTTCGGGAATGTTACATTGGCATCTTTCGGGATAGCATTGCCATACCCCGGCTGTAGTTTGAATTTTTTATTGCTCGTGATCCCCGTAGAATTGGAGTTATAAAAGAAAAACGGGCTGTTTGTCACTGTGCCGCAATCAATCATCTGGTTATAAAGATCGTTAATCCCGGTATCAAAATGGATTGTCTTTTTGGGAACACCTGTGCCCATACTCTCGTTCGATTTTGGATAAATCCTAAACCGCTTTATCGGTTTCCGGCTATGCCAATAGATGTCGGATATCGGTTGATTCCGAACCTCTTTCCAGTTCGCATCGAGAGAAAACGTGGCCAATCTCCACTCACCTTTCCAAATCAAGTAACACTCAATCAGCTCGCACTCCTGGCCGTAATCTGAATACTGGACAGCCTTCCGCTGTTCGTCTTCTGTCTCTTGGCGCTTGACCCCCTTAACCATCGAATTATCGATATCTTTGTAAACGCCTTTTTTTTGCAGCTCTACCAGATCCCCCAGCTTCGGATAGATTTTTCTCAGGAATGGTTGATCATCCCAGTTATCATTGTGATCAGGGAAATAACAATCTTCGATTTTCAGGGCTTCCAGGTGGACCTTGAAATCCAGCTCGGTTTTTTCCCTGACCCCCTCCTCAGAACCTCCTGGCATTATACCCATCTGCATCAACTGAGCCATCAGCTCCTGCGGATTCCCGCCTTGCATAAATCCAGCGGGCGGCTTAACCCTGTTGCCCTGTAAATCTGTAAAAATCGGGACTGTCCCACGGCTTTTGATCACGATCTCTTTTTCCTGCCACATCGGGATTACATGCTTGGTGCCATCCATCAATAAATCGTGTACGATTGGCTTTACAGCTTTTTTGATGTGCATATTGTTGTGGCATGCCCATTGCAAAAACTCCTTGACCTCTTTAGCCAAATCAACATCTTCAGCACCGGTGGGCGTTACCTGAATAAAATCATCCTCTGAAACCAATTTGTTAAAAATCCTTGGCTCTAAATTATCGACAGCAATGGCGGTTAGGCTCATCGATTTGTTTGAGCACCCTTCCCAAGGGAAATTTTTTGCGATTCGATCGGTATCATACCGCTTGCGCCCCTCATTGATCTCATCGAGTTTGCGCTTCCTATATGCGCTATCATACTCAATATATAAATTTTGGCAGTGTGTTGCAATAGCCGACATCGTTGCTGTATCATGATACTCATCTTCTTCGAGTTTTATCTGATCTATCATCCGCCATATCCCTCATGCTTGTTAGGATTATACTCAGTTTCGGGGCGCTGGTACGGGCTTATCACATAGCTCATGATGATGTGGTTGAACGCATTGGCAGCCGGGTATTGCTCCCATGGCCTGGCACTTTTTATATCAGACTTGCCCGCAGCTTTGAAATCCCTGGTTATCTTGCAATCCCCTGGCCATCTGCCCTTCTCGGGCTGGCTCATGACTTTAAATGCACCTGGTATAATCAAAATCCCCTGATGCCCGTAATCGTCGAGCGGCGCTTTTGCCGCCTCAAAATTTGCATAGCTCGAATCAAAACCATCAAAATCGGATGCATCATACAGGCCAACCGTATCGACTCCAAGCCGTTGTACTGCGTGCTCAAAATCCATCTCGGAACTCTCGAAAGCCTTTGAACAATCAGCGTAAACTCGCTCACATTTAAGGAGACGCATATCTTTGCATAAAGATGTAAAAAGCCTCCGCTGATCCTTATCTTCGCACTCAACGAGGAGTTCGAGCGGCCGCTTAGCCCTGTGAGTAACCACGTTTTTTAACCCAAATATGCAATAATAACCTGGGTTGTTTGCTGTTGGGAAAGTCATGCCAGCCCGGCGATCATTATATATATCAACAATAGGGGCATACCCTATCCTCTCGGTTTGTCGGCATAGCCTGTGCTCATCCGTGTAGTATGATATTTTTGCGTTATTAGTCATTTTTTTTAGCCTTTGTTAACATTGCCTCCCGGCCGGAGACACATACTACTGTAAAAAACCTCAATTTATGCCAACCCCGCATAAAACAGGGACGCTGACGGATCGTGGAATGATAGGCATAAGGCATCCAGCCTGTTTGGTGATGGCACACCCCTTGCTCTCATCACTTGCTTACTCTCCACCCCTATCTTGCCAGCTCCGGTGTTGATCCGCTTTGGCCTGCTGATCTCGGATATCAGATCCGGATCGTTGCACATCTTAATACAAAGCTCATCCGGGTGATTTTTGATCCCGTTTGCTCGCTCATACGTGCGCTCAAATCTACGGCGCAGCGACCACATATTTTTTGCCCGGATGTTTGCAAAAAGATCTGAATTGAGCCGCTCGGTATCCTCGTACCTGCCGGGCAGATCGGTTGATGCGTTATGCACACCTACATGGCTCAATACCTCGTTGCTCAGTGCATCCAGGCTCTTAAGCTCGCCCTTGATCCCCGCGCCGACCCCGGTGGCATCGTATACCAGGAGTGATATTCTTTTATCCAGCGCCTCGGCCCTTGCCTCCCTGGCCGTCTCTGTGGTATCTCCCTTGTGCCAGTGGCGGCAGGACTCAACAACAACTCCGTGTCTGATCACAAGCGCCTTGCCATCCTTGCCCTCATCATCGGGATCAAGGCCCATCTGCCGGATGCCGGACGGCTTGATATCGATATTGATTGCAGCCTGCACCCATTTGGCTGGTATAAAAACCCCCTCTACTGATGCCGCGTAATCTCTATCGATTTCTTGGGCGAAAATGTGCTCTAAGCCCTCAGCCACGGCCTTATCACGCTTTTTATCGTACCATTCCTGGGTTTTGCGGGGATCATCTCGCCAATCGTGGACAAAAACCCTAACAGCCCCGCCAAACCTGCGGCGGTGGAATATGTTGCCCTCGCCGTTGACGCTCGAAATGTCAACCTGGCAATCGGTGTTTTCCGAGAGTGCTGCTTCGATCATCT